TCAGAGCCGCAGCGTTCGAATGCTTCTTCAATAACCTCAGATAGATCAAGATTAAATAATGCTGTACCTGTAGTGGTCATTTCTTAGCCCGTCTATTTTTGGTAAGAGGAGGGAAGCTTTTTACAACCCCCCCTTTCTTCTTAGAGATTTTAGCTGGGTTAATATCACCCATACCCCTACTTGGACGCATTAGCGCATTGTACCACGAGTTCTACCACGTTGAGCACAGCCATCGCCACGAGAAGCACCTGACTTAACTGCGCCGCCGTTTTTATAACCTTCAGGGCGAACAGATGCATCACTGTTATATATGTCTTTCATACGAGCTATCTGTGCTCTAGCTTTACTGCCCTCAGTCTCGGCAGGTTTAGAAGCAGCTTTAGAACCCGTACTTTTATAAGGAACTTTACTTTCTGCAGCTAACTCTTCTTTTGTTAGTCCAGAAGATTTAACTTTGGGTGTTTCAGTAGGGATTTGGTTTGCCACACTCGTAGATGATTTTTTATAAGGATCACTCCCTGTCATAGATAAATCTGACTTTGCACCTTGTACTTGTCTAAGAACCTTACCTTTGTCAGCCTCTCTTTCTTTAGCCGCTTGCATGTCTTGTTTAGCTCTGCCGGAATCGCTAGCAATCCTTTCATCTAAACTTGGAGTTTTTTCTTTGCTTTTAGGTTTAAAAAAACCCGTAGTATTTTCTCTCATATAACCCTACCTTTAGTTTTACCTTTAGTTTCAACACCGCCACCACGAGCCATTTTTTTAACAGCGCCACCAGTTTTCATACATGAACCGCCAGACTTCATCTTTTTCATTGGCTCAGACTTCTCGCCTTTAGCATATTGCATAGGGGTGATCTTACCAGACTTAATGGCTTTAGCTTCTTTAAGCTCTTCGCCCATAGACTCTTTACCTTTGAATAATTTCTTTGGGTCAAACTTTTTAACAGCCATTTCGCCACCTTGTTTAAATTAGTTATTTAGTACCGCACTTCCACCTTTTTAATGATGCGGCTTTACGTGTTGGTTTACCGCTTTCGTCTTTCATAGGGCCGGGCATCCCACTCATTCTAGCGCAAAATGATTTCTTTCTTGGACCGCCCTCTGGTTGAGGAGCTTTTAAGTTAGACCCAGTAGCCGCATTATATTTGGCTCTACCTTTTGCGGTTAAACCTGCACCCTTAGATACAGGTAATTTTTCGCCTCTACCTACTGATAAAACTGGAGCCTTTTTAGTAGCCATTAGTGTTTTAGAAAGTCTAGTATCCAAGCAACCACTGTTGCTACAGATGCGCCAAGTCCACCAACCACCAATAGCAGCTTCCAACCGCCTTTAGCTTCAGATAATGTAATGCTAATACCTCTAAGAGCATCTTTTATCTCTTCAATATCTTTAACCATTTTATCCATGTCGGTCTGTATATGTTTAATATCAGCGGTGTGGGTGGCTAACTCTCGTATAACCGTCATTTCTGTGTTGTCACTCATAATGTACCATAATATTTTTAAGTTGTATATTAGTTAATATATTGTAATTCTAAGCTTAACATGTTATAGCGACACCCAGTTCTTATCAGGTTCATTCCAAGAGTACACCTTGCCGTCAGTCGGATAAGCTACTGGAGCTGTCCAAGTCCAAGTTGGTGCTTGTATAGTCCAAGAGGGATAAGGTTGCGGAGAATAGAATACGTCATTGACTGAATCGTAAGTATAACCGACACCCGCGTAGTTACCGCGCAATACTTCACCACCATCGGGCTCACTGGTTTCTGAATTGTAATGAACCCCACCTCTTGTATTGTAAGAAGTCTTTATCCAAGTTCCTGGACTCGAATCGACAAACGTATTGAAGAACTCTTGTTCGGCAACGATAACTTGTATAACTTTTCCGTCTAAAACTTTTGCGAAATGACTCATGCTGTGTAACTCCCTGAAGTGGTAAATTTGATAATGGTGTTTGATCCTGATGTGGTTATAGTCGGTGAACCTGTTGTAGTGCCTGAATAGTTGGCTGTCGGGACAGAAAGGATGACTATGCCTGAGCCGCCATTGCCACCATAGCTAGAAACTACTGAGCTTCCTCCTCCGCCTCCACCACCCAGATTGGCAGTTCCAGCAATACCTGCTGGAAGGATCGGGGTTCCGCCTCCACCTCCACCTCCAGAACCGCCAGCACCAGCGATTGTCCCTGTATATGCGGCCCCACCCCCACCACCAGCATAAGTGATAGAAGTGCCTGTGATTGTCGAGACGATACCTGTCCCACCATTTCCATTTGAACCCCCAGCATTTCCTATTGCCCCAGCGCCACCACCACCACCACCAATACTAGTGCCACCACTTTGTCCTATTCCTCCAGCATTTCCTTGTCCGCCAGTACCTGAACCAGCCGCCTGACCGACTCCACCACCGCCACCACCTCCGCCAGAGCCACCGCTTCCGGCAGTCCCAGCTTCGCCACCACCACCGCCACCAATGCTAGTTAAACTGTTAAAGGTTGTATTAACTCCGTTTGTACCTGTAGTTCCTGTTCCGCCAGCAGGTGCTGGTGCAACTCCGCCTGCGCCTACTATAATAGTATAAATATTGCTTAGGTTAAAAATAGTTGATCCAGACAATACCCCTCCGGCTCCACCACCGCCACCACTATATCCATTTATTACTGGGCTCCCACCAGAACCCCCACCAGCAACCAGTAAATAGGATGCAGTGTATGTTAAATTTAAGGCAGTAACAGAAACGCTATATGTTACCCAACCTTGAGTAGCATCTACGTAAACTATGGCTACAGACGCTCTTTTGGTTGTTAAAACCAAAATAGTACCGACCTCGCCATTAAACTTATTACCATTTAATGCGATGGTTAAGCTATTTGTAGCAAAAGTTCCTGCGTAATCTGTGAATATGATTTGCTGTCCGGCTGTGGGACTTGCGGGGAGTGTTGCCGTGATAGCACCGGAGGTTGTATCAACTGGATAAGCCAGTCCAGCTGCGGCATTGAAATTGGCTGTTTGGACAGATTGCCAAGTAATTCCACCACCTGCGGAAGGTGTTGTCCAAGTAGGTGTTCCTGTGCCAGCAGATGTTAATACTTGTCCAGCTGTTCCCGCTGCTGTAATAGCAATAGCAGTCCCAGTTCCATAAGCTGCTCCACCCGAAGTTGGCGTTGCTGTAGAGTTAGTTCCACCTGACGCAGTTGCAAGTGTGGCAGATAGGCCAGCAGCGGTTCCTAAAGTATTTAAACTACCTAATGATAGTGTACCACCGAGAGTCAGTGATCCAGAAGTTGTGACCGTACCTGTTAATGTTAAACCAGAAACAGTACCTGTTCCAGATACAGATGTTACTGTTCCAGAACCTCCACCACCCGATGCAGGTACCCACCCGCCTGTAGATAAAACATATCCTGTTTCACTACTTTTGGGATAAGGTACTTCACCCTGAACACCGTCATCAGTAGGTGTTGGGGAAACAAATACTCCAAAATCTACTATTCCAGCATGAGGAGCAATAGACATGGGCTACAAACCTGCAATAAAAGCTTGGTGCGCGGCTATAATAGATGCTTTTAATTTTACGGCATCTTGCTGCTCTTTAGTTACGTTTGCAATAGCTGTATCTAATTCTAAAAGCCTACTCTCACCAGAGAGTTTTAATTTATCAGCAGAATTTTGTATAATCTTCGCTGCTTTTAAAGCATTGGTTGTTTCAACGGCTTCCAAAATAGCGGCGTCTTTAAGTATTTTAGCTTCAATAATTAGTTGGTTCGCTACCTCATTAGCTTTTTGCATAACCTCTTTGGCTTGTAACTCTGCAGTTTCTTTAAGTATGGCTGCTTTAGTTTTAGCGTCAGCCAAGGTTACTTTGATCTCTACAGTATTAGCCGCAAGTGAATCTCGTAAAGCAAGTACATCAGAAGCGGGGCCCACTAAAGCAATGAATTTTTTATTTTCATCAATAGTTTTCTGCAGTTGATCTAATTTAACTTTGTATGCATCAGGATTTGATACAAGTGCCAGTAAATCAAACAACTGATTTGTTCCACCAGCTGATCCATCAATATTAGTTGATATCATTAGTTACCCGCCTTACCAGCTTGAATGATTGTAAGAATTGCTGTGCCGGGGCCAACAGTAACATTTAAACGTACCCCTGTGACAGGGTATGCTATGTTTGAATCTTTAGTGGTTGTTTGTGTGGTTAAACTAGGGTGAGCCACCCAGTTACCTGAAGTGGCAACATAGGTTGGGGAAAACACATCATCAAATGTATATTCCACAGTGTAGGTTACTGTTCCAACTACGCGAACGCTTAACGCAACATTAAATGGGGTTACATATTGATTGGGTGGGCACACATTAGATACACCTACACCTGTTACCGTATATACAACAGGGCGCATATATTACTCCTATTTACTATTAGTATGAAGTCAAGGGCGGGTTTATGCGTTCTCGTTTAAGGCCAAGGTCGATCAACTCTGGCCCCCTAGACTAATTAATTATTATGCGTCAAACGTAGTTGAACGGTCATCTGGCTGTGCGTAAATCAAAGTTACAACAACAGAACCTGCAGTAGGTTGACCTACAGAAGTAATAGTAGTAACGATAGCAGAACAAGCTGATTCACCAGTAATGGCTGCAGATACATCTAATGTGGTTGATTGCATAGCAAGGAGCTGTGCGGCAGTGAAAGTAACGGCAATTCTACCCGTAGCGGCTTTAGTGTTAACACCAGAAGCGTATTCAGTACCTGCAGCGGTTTTACCTACAGTTAATGTAGCAGAGGTGGCTGAGTCAAAGGCATCTAAAACATCAACAACAATGTTAAGTAACTGGCAACCAGAAGGCAGGTAGTTAGTAACAGTTGATGCTAAAGTAGTATTGAAAGTAACAGCTTGGATTTGTTTTAAAACAGTAGTACCAGTGTTTTTATACTGGTTGTACTTGATAGTACCTGATTTTACTGGGCCTGAGAATGTAGTACGTGACATATTAGTTTCCTTCATAGAAAGTATAAGTTTAGTAGTCTTCTATGCGTCAGCGGGGGCTGTCTACTAAACCGAATTGTTCCCCGGTATGAAGGTACTTATACTACGTATTGGCTATTCGTGCAAGTTTATTTTTAGTCGTTTGTCTTTCTTATAATCTTCCTTCATACATACCACACATGTGCCTTTTGCTTTACGCGGAGAAATGTGCCCACGATCGCAAGGTATGCCTGTAAAGTATAGCTTTGCACCTAACTCTTTAGCTTCTTGTCTTGTTCTTGGATACTCTAAATACTCTTCAGGTATCACAGGCGCTGCATTTGCTTCTTCACTGGCATACGATAATACCCAACCATCACATGCACCTTGACGTATTGGTTTACCTGAGTTACAGGCTCGTATAATGGTTTGTACCGACACCCCTAACGTATCCCGCATAAACGACAGGCTTTTATATATCTCTTCGCTACGATCCCTTTTGATAGCTCTGATTGGTTTTTGAGTCATATCAGCAACTGCGGGACGTTGACCATAAAAATGTGAGTCTTCGCCACGTTTAACTGCTGCTCGCATTTTGACTAAACCTTCTTCAGATACTTTTCTACCTATTGGTTTTTTAACGCCAAGTTGTGACGCACTTATTTTAGCTTTTGTTTCTTCAGTTCTTGGTACCCTATATAAAATAGAAGCATCGCCTTTTGGCACCTTTTGCGCAGCTTCTTTTAATTTTAGTTTTGTTTCATCAGTATGATTTTTACCTCGCATCGGTGCGCTTGCGTCAGTCGCCCAATTATAACAGTACGGTTTACCCGCATGTTCATCAAGCCAAGCTTGTTCTGCTTTAAGCAAGCCTTCTGAATTTTCAACATGCTCTACAATTTCAAACTTAAAACAATCTTCACCGTATTTATTCCAAGCAGCTTGCATATGTGGGCTTTGATGTTTGCCTGCTCGTAAGTTTCTCCTATGCGTTTGAAACCGTACACGACTATCAACAGTGCTTCCAACATAAAATTTTTCATTTGTTACATTTCGTATTTTGTATATTACATTTTTCACAGACAATCTCCGATATAGGATAAGAGATTCATAATATACAGTAATGTGACGATAACACAAGCTTTATTTTACACAATAAAAAAGGGCCTCCGAAGAAGCCCTTAATTTACTCTAAGTACTTGATTTTATTGACTAAGCACCAGTAGAACCGTACATAGAAAGGGGATCACTATAGCCGAAGCTGTAACGCTCTCTAGAACGGTAACGAACATTTCCCGTATCAAAGTCCCCTGACATGTCATTCGTGATAGGAGCACGGACAAAATGCTTCATACCATTAGGTACATCAGTAGTTAAGAACCAACCATTAGAGTCAGTCAAGAAATGGTTTATCGCGTAGCCTTGTGGGATAGCGCCATTGCTCTTCAATGCGTTCAAGTCATTGTCAGCTGTACCAACACGTTGTTCAGTTTCCAACAAGCGAGTAGCAACGAATTGCAATGCAGGTGGAACGATCAACTTTTTAGGTTTAGCAGCAATCAATAAGCCACGTTCATCAGTCCATGCAGCGATTTGGATAACAGCCGCTTCTAAAGAAGTTTCGTTTAAATCAGCAGGGGTAGAAGGAATGTTGCTGTTAGTAGCGCCATTAACTAAAGGGTGAGCAGAAGAG